AGCTAGAGCATTAGCAAATGATACTGAAGCTATTACTGGTACTACTGGAAAAGATGGTAATTTTTCTGAGGTAAAGTTAGGAGATATACAGGTCAAATATAATACTGACAGTCAGGGAACTGGGGCTGTAAATAATATTCTTGATGTCTACCCGTGGTTACAGAGTTATCTTGGAGCATATATGCTAGGTGGAGCAGGAACATTTCAATTAAGAGCGGTTAGAGGATAATGGCAGGTCAACTAGATTCATTATTTAAAAGTGTAGCTAAACAAGTAGTTGCTGATCTTGGAAATTCTTTTGATACAACTATTACTTATACAAAGAAAGCTTCGGGGACTTATAACACTTCAACGGGAGCTTACACTACAACAGACACAAGTTATAGTATCAACGTCCCAATTGAATTTATAAAGTCAGAAGAAGATGAAGGTAAAGAGATGAGAAATGCAAAGTTATATATAACTCCTGATTTGATAGATGATAACCAAGTTGATTTTGATGATGAAATTACATTAAGTTATGCGGGATCTAATGTAGTTGCAAAGATTTATGATATTGATACGAAGAAAGGTGGGCAAGTTTATTTGTTTACAGTATTGGTGCGGTTCTGATGGCTAAAGATTTTTTAAAAAGTGATCCTATTGGAGACATGGAGGCTTTAATAAATAGTGATTTTAATACAGTTATAAGAAAATCACATAATAGTCTTTCTACGAAAACATACAGTCCTGTTTGGACAGGATTTTTCGCTTCAAGTTGGAAAGTCGCTAATACTCCTATAAAAGCAACACAGAAAGTAGAAAATTTTAAACCGTGGGCTGATATAGCAAAACAGGGTAAAAAAACAAAACCAACAAATCCGAAAGTAGAAAAACGATTTCGTATTAAAAGGACTTTTAACATAAATAAAAGTGTTTATATCGGTAATAGAGCTAAATATGCTAACTATGCTTTAGAAGGAGGTAAGATTCAATTCTTTATTCAAGGTCGTTTGGCTAAAATAATACGAGATAATATGAAGGAGAAGAAAGGTAAGCTATTCTTATTAGGGGCAGCAAATGTTGATGGGAAAGGAACAACAGGAGGTTTTGGTAACTTAGCTCCTGGTATCGGTTACTCTGACGTACTTTAATCATGACTTTAGTAAAAACAAGAGCAGCATTTGAAAAAGCAGTCACAGACGCAGTAGTGGCAGCAGATAATACTGTTTCTGTTGTCTATGACAATGTAACTTTTATAACTCCAGGTAAAACTAAAAAATATGTCGTAATGATGATTAATTACGGATCTTCTACCTTACAAAATCAAGGAGCAGCAACAGATTTTTATTCTGGAGTTGTTCAATGTAATGTTTACGTTCCAAAGAGTAAAGGAACGTCCGTTCTTTCTGCAATAAGTGAATCTGTTATTGATGGATTGACTTCAGTAAATGCTCCAGGGTATTCAGATACTTTTAATGTAAAGCCTAGAGTACAGGACATAAATGGTCCCACAATGCTTGAAATTGAAGATAGAAGTCATTTCGTTGGTGTAATATCTTGCCAATTCTCAGCTAATGCCTAGTATAATAAAGTAGCAATACTTATTTTATGACTAGAGCAATCGAACTTTTAAAGAATAGTTTTGGTGTCAGCCAGCTATATCAACATGATGTAAAGAAAGACAATAAAATTATTTTTAGTGTTTATTGGCATCCACTTACGATTGCTGAAAGAGAATCAATTCAAAAAAAATCTATGAGTGAAGATGCAAATGAATTTGCTTTACAACTTATGATTGAAAAAGCATTAGATAAAGATGGGGGCAGACTTTTTCAAGATGGAGACAAGGCATCTTTAAGAAGAGAAGTAGAAGCAGTTATCTTGCAGGAAATACAATTAGCAATGATAGAAGCTGGTCAGACTAAGGAGGTATCAGAGGCTAAAGCCGATTTGAAAAGCTAAAAGCCAATGGAGATTTATATATTCATTAGCAAAGGAATTAGGTAAAACAGTAAATGAATTATGTCAGACTCTTACTTACGAAGAGTTAATAGGCTGGTATGCTTTTGCAGAAATGGAAGCTGAAGATATAAAGAAAGAACAAGACAAAATACAAAAAGGTAGTGCTATAAAAGGAAGAAGAAGGTAATATAGAGTAAACATTTTAATTGTTATAAAAAGTGGCAGATTATCAGGTCAATTTAGAATTAGCAATTAAAGGTGCAAAAGATCTACAAAGAACGAGAGTAGAGACAAAAAGACTTGCAAAGGATATTCAATTTCTTAATAAAGATGCTCGTAAAAATTTTCCAGCTACAGTTAAAAATTTTAACAATTTATCGAAAGAAATAAGTCGTGCTAGGAAAGCAGTAAGTGAAGCAGCTATAGGAACTGATCTTTTTGGACAGGCAATTAGAAATTTAGCAAAAGTCGAAACAATACACGATAAAGTTTTAAAAAAAAAGGATAGAACTTTTAAAGCACATAAATTATCAATGAAAGATGGCATATCATTAAGTCAAGCTAAAACAAAAGTATTACAAGAAGAAATAAAGGCTGAGAATAAATTAGCAAGAGCAAAACTTCAGACTAGCGGTATAGGATCTGCTCTTAGAAGAGGAGTTGGAAGTGCCGTAGGAAGTGGAATTATTGGTGGTGGTTTTCCATTGTTATTTGGTCAAGGTCCATTAGCTGCTGCTGCTGGTGGTATCGGTGGTGTAGCTGGTGGTGCATTGGCAGCAATACCAGGTATGGGTCAGTTTGGTTTTGCACTATCTATTGCTGGTACAGCTATTGGTTCAGCAATGGAAGATCTAACTCAAGCGTTGAAGAAACCCGAAGAAAACATTGAAAACTTAGTAAATAAGTTAGGGCTAGTTGGTACGCCAACAGGAGAGTTGGCATTAAAACTAGAAAAAGTCGGTGCGACTTCTAGTGCAGCAAGAATTTTATTAGACGAATTTAACGAAAAGATGGGTAAATCTCCCGAAGAATTACTTGCAACAACTAAACAACTTACAGAGTTTAAAAACAAAGTAAACGAACTTGGCACGGAGATTACTTTATTTTTAAGCACAGTATTAATTCCATTTATTAATGCTATAGGAGGTGCGTTAGATACAAATAAATTGTTGAGAATGTTAGAAGATAAAGTAGGAAAAAAAGAGAAATTTCGTATTCAACAAGGCATAGTTGATAAAGCAAATAAGTTTACTGATTCGATAATCAGAACTAATAAGGAAATGGGTCTAACGCCAGACAAATCAAGGTCTCAAATGTTAACAGAATTTATTGATATAGGACTTAAAGAAGCATTAGGATTACCTGTTTTGGATAAAAAAACTGCAACACCTCAAATTGGTGGAGGGACTTTACCTTCAGGTGGTAATTTAGCAACACAGACTTTTCAAGATAGAGAAATAGAGCCTTTAAAACAGGCACTTCAGATTGAACAAAACAGATTAAATATTAGTGGTGAAAAATTAACATTTATGAAAGAACAATTTGAATTGCAAAATTTATTAAAAGAGTTAAGTTTCTTTGAGAATGAAGAAAAACAACTTAATAATGGATTGCATGACGAGACAATACAAAAATTAAAAGCTCAAGTAAACTTACAAAAAGAAGTAGTTTCTAATGCAAGGGCATTAGCTGATCCGTTTAAACAATTATCTAATATAATTCAAGTAGAAATGGGTAATGGTATAAAGGATTTAATTAAAGGTACTAGAACATTAGGCGATGTAATGAGAAGTGTTGTAGATAGAATGACTGATGCACTTTTAAATATGGCAATTTTTGGAAATATAGGAGGTGGTTCTATAACAGGTGGTTTATTAGGTTCTATTTTTAGAGCAGAAGGAGGACCAGTTAAAGGAGGCGGTTCGTATATTGTAGGAGAACGTGGGCCAGAACTCTTTACTCCTGGAGTATCAGGAATGGTTACACCAAATCATGCTTTGGGAGGATCAACAAACGTAGTAGTAAACGTAGATGCTTCTGGTTCTTCTGTTGAAGGTGACGAAGAACAAGGCAGAGAACTTGGCCGTATGATTTCTGTTGCTATACAATCAGAATTAATTAAACAAAAACGACCAGGAGGTATGCTCGCATAATGGCTACGTTTCCTTCAATAAAACCTACATACGGACAACAAAAAAGATCCGCACCAAATACTCGTACTATTTCCTTTGCTGACGGTTTTGAACACAGAATATTATTTGGGTTGGCTGAACATCAAAATCCAAAAGTTTATAATTTTACTTTCAACGTATCAGAAACAGACGCAGATACTATAGAAACATTTTTAGATGCTAGAGCAAATGATAGTGATAGCTTTGATTTTGAAGCACCTGGAGAATCTGCATCACAAAAATTTGTTTGCGAAGGTTGGT